AGATAAAAGAATAAATGACGTTTCGCACGTTTCTTGACCCAATACTCAAGAGTTTGACCTGAGGTGGGAAAAGTCGTTTCGAACTCGTTGATAGCATCATCAGCCGCATTCTCCCAGTCTTCTTTAACTAAATACTGATGAAGACCTTTGACTTCCTTCTCCAATTTCAAGACCAATTCTTGTTTTGTCATTACCCTCTCCTAACAAGTTTTGACTTCCTCTTTTTGGGGTCGGGCTTCTCGACAGCCTTAATGACCCGTTTTTCTTCGACTAACGCATCCTCTAATGCCTGTCGATCAGTGACCGATGTTGCGACATCAGATGAAGTTGAAGTTAATACAGGAGAGGTCTTAGCTTTCACAGGTAATTGGATTACCTTATCTTCAGATTGCTTAGTGACCTCAACAGTTCCTGTATCACGCAGGACTTCGAGTAAAATATCATGTGGGATAGAGGGGTACTCCTTATTAGGGAAATATGATCCCTCTACCCACACATCTTTGCCTGCCTTTAACGTTTTTAACAGCTTGACCTGTTCGACTTTCATCGATTATCCCTCCCTATTAAGTAGAGGTCGTGGTTGAGGTTGAACTCGTGGTCGTGGTGGTACTGGTCGCAGACTCACCGGCTCTTGAGGTCACATCAATGCTGTACAACGCATCGGTATGATACAGAACAGGTAAACCTTTATCCTGCACTCTAATCCACGTACCTTCGGGGTCCCATTCGTCTTTCTTGTCGGTGTAAAGACCCCAATGACGCCCCAGACCAAACGGCGCTTGGATGTAACGAGAGATCGGTGTCCCTTCAACAGTGGACGCCATCATGATGAATTTATCACCAGGCACATAGTACCTTTGCATCGTGACGTAGTCCTCACCGGCAACATAACTATTGGTGAAGGGGTAAGCGATCTGGACGCGGTTTGTGAACTTATCGACGGAGAGTATGTAGCGACTCTCATAAGTATCTGGGGAACTTCTGTCCCAGATCGTCAATTTTTCATATGCGTCAAAATCGGACGCATCGTTCAGTTGAATCCATGTTCCGGCACCACCCGTAATACCGGCGGTTAATTCAGCTTTGACCTCATACATTTCATCATAAATGATAAAGTTTTTGATATCAAGCAGAGTGCCGATAACCTTTGCGTTCACCAAGGCGAGGGCGTCGATACCAGGACCCGCCATTAAAGACCCATCATGGAAAGCATTGGTCTGTAACAGGGCACGGATCGCGGAATTCTTACCGATCATGTCAAGTACTTCACTGTTACATATGGCAACGTCAACGACCCCGCCATTCGCTTCAGCGATCTTGCGTTTACCGTCTTTGATGTCTCCCAAGATGTCAACGCTTCCACCGGTGTCCCAGTAGTAAGCAGAAGTCAGGGCTACACGATGGTCTGTTGGAATACCGTAGTCGATACTCACTTGATAACCACCCTTAACCTGATAGGAGAAACCATTGTTGATAAACATGTTCGAGAACATCCACTCTTTTCTGCGGTTGGCTCGATTTACGATGTCAGATAGATTGTCCGACAGAGTATCCGCGGCAGACTGATACTCTGAATCTGTACCCGGACGTCGCAGATTGTTCAAAAACTCCTCATCGAAGTACCGCTTTTCTTTCCAGTAGGCGGCCGTCGCTTGATGTTGAGCAATCCCATGCGGCGCTGATACGGGGGCTGGTGCTCCCGGGGGCACAAACGGAATCATACCTCTTCCACCTCGCTGCGATTCCCACTTGATAGTGTCGGACGTCGCGTTACGAGTACCGGGGAAGAGATTCGAAAACATAAGATTGGGTGCCGCTTTGAACCGTGTTATAAAGTCCTGTAAAACTTCCAATCTTAGAGTTGGTATTTCACTTGCTCCACGTGGCATACTAATTCACCTCCTTCCTTAGTGAATTTTAACGAATATAAAGGTATTGCCCAAATGACGTACCACTAAGATCAGTCTTCGCGGCAGCATCAAGGTTGAGCATTAATCCTTCGTATACGACACAGTTGCCAAGAATCAAGGTAGCAACAGCTCCCTTTGCATTGACTCCAGTTCCCGTGTCTACAGATTTTTCCAAAATACCTACGGCGTCGGAATAGCCATTGGTATTGTCTCCAGCCTCTACACAGATATAAGCTTTCCGTGCAGTTGTGAACGCAGTCCCGCCGATGTTGGTGGTAAACGTGATTTTCGCACGGGACAGATCAGTCGTTCGATCAATCGCCGTACAAGCACCCACGTTTTCGGCGGCGGTAGTATCGTCGTTGATGACGATGTCATCCCCTACCTTGAATTTGTAGGACTCGTCTTGTGGTACGTAAACAAACGCATCAGCGGTCCCACTGTTGGCTACAAGGTAAGCTCTACCGGGATGGTTCTCAGCGCCGGTAAAGGTGGTGGGGTTGTACGGTACAAGTTGGTCTTTTCCACCGGTCTTCAGGGCGGACAAGTTCTTCGCTAATACCGTACCGATCTTCAACAGACCGTAGCCTGATTGAAGGGTCACAGGGACTTTCAGTGCGGCCATCGGTTCAGAGTAATAAAGAACGCGATAATCGTCTTGTGTTCCCCGTATGATTGCAGGAATATCAGTCGGCATACTAATTCACCTCCTCAAGAGAATGTATTTTTAAGCTGTTTGACCCGCCCTGCTGAGCAAATCGTTTGAAAGTTTCGTGTTTTCCTCGGTATTGGGAGTCTTTTCAGAGCCAGTTTCCTGACGACCAACAACACCAAGGCCCGAGACGGTGACACCCACGCCTCTCTTTTCCCAATCAGCGATCTCCACGTCAATGGCTGCGGCAAACGCTTCGATGTCAAGAGCATCGTCCTTGATGAATTTGGTAAAAGAGACCATTCTTTTCACCTTATCATACAGGTGGCTACCGATCTCAGATGCGGACAACTTGTCATTCCACATTCTGTCGGCGGTGGTTTCCCTCTCACGCTCTTCACGGAGTGCGTCCTTTTTCTCAAGACCGGCAAGACGATCCTCTGCATTGGCGTTCTTGTCTTCCAAAGCCGCTTTCTCAGCCGTAAATTTCGCCCGCTCCTTATCAAACTCAGCGGTCAAAGCACTGGTCGTCAGCGCCTTGACTTCCTCGCTCAGCTCGGCAACAAGGTCAGGGTGGGTAGTTTTTAACTCACTTAGATTCATGATTTCACCTCCTTTCTCCTTAACATTATTGACATTCAACTCTGCATGATTTTCAGAGCCTTGATTCTCGACGTAATCCACTGCTTCCAATGATTCTCTTGAGAACGCCGAAGATTTTGTTTCAGAATCCCAACCAAAGACGCAAACGCTTGCCTCTTTGAATTGACATTTACGCCAGACAGTACCGGGACCACTCATTTTGAACCCGTTTACCTCTGTCGTTTCATCTTTTGAAAGCCTTTGAATTTCTGTCGGCTTCGCGTACATACTGGCTTGATAGGGAAATCCATCTCCTGATAATTTGATAAACTCCGCTGCAACCTCGGTATCAACGAATTTCACCTTTTCAGGATAGAGTTCGAGTTTACCTTCAGAAGTATCAGGTTTACCACTGTGAAAAGCGATCTTTCGATCTACATTGTGATTCTCAAGGATGGGGAATTTACCCGCGCTGAACTTCATCCCATCAAGATCGATTGCTAAATCGTCCCAGTACCAATGGTCTCTGATGATCTTACCATTATATACAGTCATCTTCAGTTTGGGAGATTTACCTTCCTCACTTTCAGCAAGAGCATGTTGTCCTTCACCTACGAACCGAAGTGCGCCCTTGGGGACTTGTTTGCCAGTATCTTCGTGTGCCATTGCTTTCTCCTTTATTCGGTCGTGCGCTTGACCAGTTTCTTCTTCTTAGGTTTAGGTAAAGTCTTTCGCGGCTCGCCCTCTACCTTTTCCTGAACGCTCTCAGCGTCCACTCCTGCTGCGTAAACGAGTTCAGGGTACTTCTCATCTTCGGTAGCTTTCCGAAGTCTCATTCTACCGTATCCGCTGAACCCCATACGCTTAGCTACTTCACTGTTCGGTACTCCAACTTGTTCACTGACAGGACCATGTTTCGTTCCCAACAGTCCTTTCGCTCGTGCCTCATAATCAATGACTTCAGATATCGGAAACGATATATCCGTCAAATGTTCAGGCGCTCTTGATACCATCTCGAACTGAGCTTCTCCCTTTTCATTAAAGTGGGTCGCTTCTCTGACTTTGAATTTTTTGGGAAATCGGGTCATCACACTCCGCGCAAAGAAGATGAATGCCCAAAAGTCATATTTCAAGAACCGCTCGAAGTATGCTATTTCATCACTGACCCTGTCAGAGTAGGGTCCTCTCGAAGCTTTGACACTCGCAAATGTGCCTTTTGAAGAGCCGGTACTGATATCTTCAGGCTCATTTAAGCCCGCTGTAATGAGATTCAGTATATCGGTATCCTCTTCTTTGATATTTGAAAGTTGAGGATAGGTTGCCGACAGCTTACACCCTGGGGGAAGAACAAGTGTACTGCCCGGCGTCTTCTTAGCCATGATACCGGTCTTCCGCTTTTCTTCATCTGACAGTGATAGCCAAAGTTTAAAAGTTCGGGGATCTTCAATTTCAACGACCCAGACATATGCCCCCGCCGCTTTCTTATGATCGATCTCATATTTCTTCAAGTTCTCGTAATGGTTCAACCATTCAAGAGTTGTGCGAAGATGACCGATCGCTCTGCGAGTCATATATCCCTTATCCCAAGAACAGATAAAGCGAAAGTATCCACCAAAGGGCTTATAAACTTTCTTCCTACTCTTACTCGCTTGCTGATTCTTTACCGAGATATCATTGTGGCTGGAGACGGATTGTACAAATTCAGGGTAACGAGCGACATAGATGCTGGGGATTTGCTGATAATCAGTGGCGAGTCCGTTCTTTTTCATACGAACGTTATAAAAGATAGGTAAGAGTGCTTTCGTGGGATGAAAGATAATCCCTGTCCCGTCATCTCCTGAACCGTCAATCGTTGTTGGATCAATAAAATCAACTTCAACGAAACCGTTTTCGTGAACCGTGCAGAGTAAAAAGAGTTCACCTTCTATTGTGGATCGAGCAGCATACTTCACCCACATTGAATACAGTCGATTTCTCCAGTCAAAGGTCGTTTCATCGAGAACGTCTTGGATATCTCTAACCTCTGAAGTTGCCCCATACCCCATGCCACACATACGCCCGGTAATACCTCGTATCGCGGTGTTGACTTGGGGATTTCGCTGGAACTTGTCCCAACACTCACTCTGCAAGAGCTTACGAACCGCAGTTCCATCACCCTTATCTTCGAGGACTGCGGGGAAACCATCAGCATCGGGAGTGGAGTTTGTTCCATCATCATATTGCCACGGCATGGAGAAAGTGAGGCTGGACATCACCTCGTCGGGAATGTTTAACAGGTAGTCGGAAACTTCTTCTCTGTTCAAGATAAACCTCCAGATAATTTTTCAGGCGTCCCTAAAGAGTGATTATCTGTTGTAGGAGACTTTACATTTTCTTCACTTTGAATCAGACACTTGCAATCGTAGCAAATAGTTCCGTTAAAAGACAATATTATAAAACAGCCGAAGAACTCTTTTCCGCACCGATCACAGATCATGATTTTTAGGTAATGGGAATAATAGGAGAATCATACCAGAGAGGACCAGACCCCTGTCAAGTACTTTTTTTATTTATTTTCAATACTTACCCAAAAGTCCTTCCTGCGGTGCGAAAAAGCCAAAACCAGAACCAGAGCGTCTCAATCTGAAATCGTCTACTGATAAATCACGCCCTCCGTAGAGCGCCCATCCCGTCGCGTAGACAACATCATCTTGAATTCCTCCTCTTTCAAACTTCTCCCTGCTACCAAACATATAGGATGTGGACGTAGGGTCAGGGGATTTTGTCCAATGATCGAAAGCACCCATTTCTTCCCGTAAGATGTCGTCTTTTCTTGATCCTTGAACTGGGACGTAGGGAGCTTTAAATCTCCCTTCTTTGCAGCAGACATAGAACTCTTTGAATGCGGCTTTCTGTCGGTCGTAGTTTGGATAGATTGGTTCAAATTTAATCGCTCGTTCTTCACACCATCCCCCCATATCCCAAGCACCCCATCGTTCTGAACACAGCACGTCAATCCCATCATATTCAGTATCGATCAGATCGAGGGCTTCTTTCATTCCATTTACGGAATGATTCTCTATGTTCTGCACATGCATCAAAACATAGAAGTATTTAGGTACAGCCTCACTAAGTCTCGCCATCAAGGGATTAGAGCGACTACCTACTAAACCCTTTGCTATCACACTCAAAGCTGTTCGAGCTTGACCTCTAATAGCGAGAGGATCACCCATATCAAGACCGCACAATATTGACCAGTCAGTATCGAAAAGCTCAGTCATTGCGTTGAGCATGTCGAAAGTTACAGGATACCCTTGCATCGGATCAATACTCGCGTGTTCATCGATATATTTAAAGCGTCTATCGATATCCTGAATTTGCTGGTGTAGAAAGTCAGTATCAAACCCTTTCTCTTTATTTCCATCAACACTGTCGAGTATGTCAATCCTTCGCTGACATGCCTCTTGAATCTGTGTATTATTCAAGAAGCCGTCATTTACCGCTATAATCCTTGTCGCCGCGATCATTGCATTTGAGAAGATTTGAGTTCGTCCTGCTCCCCAAGTATTCAAGAAGTAACGCTCGAACTCTCCGAAGGGAAACTTCGACTTGTAATCTTCAAGCTGATCGGTCGTCATGTGGGGATTCATGTAATCATCGATGTCTCCTGTCTTGCTACATCGATAATCAAAGTATACGGTCTTGGTCTTCTTGGTTATGAAATTTTCATATAGCTGATACAGAACGTGGGTCTTGTCACTGACCGTACTATCAATAACCCCCAATGCGTTGGGCATATTTCGTATCGAACCATCGAGTTGGACAAAGAATCGGGGTTTTTTCATATCAAAGATTTCAGAGAACGTATATCCTGTAATATTGGACACGATACCTGAGAAAGACGATATTGACCTGATCAATGATCTGACTTGTCCGTCCTGTCCTTTAAGTCGTATTTCCTTCTCTTGAATATTCCTCTTTCCTACAGCTTGCAAGAGATTAGGAGAGTTCTGGATAATATCGCGCATAATATCGTAGTGAACGAATTTGACCTGATCACGCGAGTTCGCTCCCAACATTATCTGTTGACGGGGAAAGTTAAAGAACTTCCATAACTGAATTAGACAAGCCAAGAGACTCTTGCCCTCACCTCGCTGCCAGCAAAGAACAATCAGACGATATAGAAATCTTCCATCCACCATCTTTAA